TTGAATTGTAGTATCGTTCTTTTCCTTGGAATCTAGTTCTATCTGTTACTGTGCAACCTTGATTCTCATCTATTAACTGAGTAACAGGACTATCAAGTATCACACTTGGTTTGGTGTGAGCATGAGAAACATTAACCGAAACACCAGTCTTGTTGTCCATGCCTTTCTTCGGCCAATATACATTGTATCGATTATTGTTGTTCGCTTTACAGTATAAGTCAGTGACAGTATGGAGTATACTCATAGGTCCTCGACAGTTATGCTTCTCGTCATTAAGGACATAATCACAAAACATCTCTGCAATCTCTGGTCTAACTGTGTAACACTCAAGCGCAATACCAATATTACATGTTGGCATCTCTGTGTATTTTATCATAATACGTCTGAACATGTCAACCTGTTCTGGGATTAAATATGCATCATGCTCCATAATCCATACACGTTTGCCAATCGCGATTCTCCGCATGAGTCTGAATGTAGAGTGTATGTGTGCTATTTCTTGTGGTGATCTGTCTTTATGTTTTGATAACGTAAGATGTGGGAATAATGTATCTGGTGTTATACATTGTATTACGTTTATGTTGAGTACGTCAGATACGCATTCAAAAGATTTGAGGGATAATTCGTTGTACTTTACTGCGAGTGGATTGTTTAGATCAACTCCCATATATGCTTCAATCATTAGTTCATCCTAAAAGTTGGGAGGCATCTCACCTCCCGAGTTTTCTTGACTGTTAAATCAGTGCTGTGATTGATACGAACAATGCGATAGTACACATTGAACCTATTAACCAAGAACCGACCCTGTCTACTTTAGACGTTGCCATTTCTTTTTTTCTCCACGAAAATTAATTGATTTTAATTTTACGTGGACGCTTCTCTGCGGGCAATTCGACCTTTAGATTAACTACAAGGATACCTTTGTCCAGAGTCGCTCCTACTACTTCAACATACTCGGAAAGTCGAAAAGTTCGTTGAAACTTTTTAGTGGAAATACCTTTGTGTAGGTATTCAACAGGCGCATCCACACTTTGTTGATTGCCTGCTATGTTCAAAGTTCGCTCGTCCTGTTCAATGATAAGATCGTCCATCTCAAAACCCGCGACTGCTACCTCTATCACATAATCAAACTCGTTGATTTTTACTACGTTATGTGGAGGGTAAGTGTCTTTGGCATTTCTCGTGACAAAATCTAATTCAGCGAAGAGGTGGTCAAAACCCACAAATGATGCTCGTGGATATAGACTGGGTACTTTGATACTCGTTGTGTTCGTCATAGTGCTTCTCCTTAATTAAAAGCAAGATAAAAATGTAGACCGGACCATCCGCATCTACGCGCTTATTTATACTAACAGTAACCCTGTTTCGTATAAAACTTGTACAGGTCAACATAGTATTGAAACTGTATTGGACTGTGATCAGGATTAGGAAGTTCCCCGAAGAGTTCTTCCATCCTGTGTATATGTTCTTCTACTGTCACTTGTTACCTATATTATACTTGGGACATAACTCCCACTCACTCTTTTCTTTGTGAGAAATAATCTTAATCTGTCTTAGCGGTGCGCATTCAGCAACCATCTCTTTATCAACGATGCTTACTAAACCCCAATCTGCTAACAACTGAGCAATACTATTTCTTCGTAGTAGATCCATCTCTTCTAAATTAGACTTCTTTCCGTCTAGTAGAAATAGTTCTTTAAAGTGTACAATGAAGTATCTGCCTTGCTTGTGTAGAATGTGACAAGACTGAAACAGTTTATTTTCTTTACGTGAGGCAACACCCATTCGTGTCAGAGTCTCGCGTACTTTTAAGAAGTCATCGGGTTCTTGAAGAATAACTTCTAACATATCGGACGATGTCCATAATTTAATTCCTTCCACCTTTATAGATCCTTTTCTTAATACTTATTATTTGGTCGGGTGTGAGGAGTTTAAGAGCAGACTTTGCTTTCTCGTTGCTATAACCATAATACTCTTTAACTGCATCCACGTCATCAGATTTGGTCGCTTTATCCCATTTAGAGAACCGCTTCCTCTTTCTAACTATATTTAGCAGAAAATGAAATTGCAGTTTCTTGTCTAAACTATGATGTTGATTCATAGCATTAGCGACTGCAACAGTGTCTGGAAAGTAAGAAAGGGATCTATTTACCATATATGGAGCATAACCCTTCTCAGTCAGGTCATCTACCATCAGGTCTTTCTTAGTTAGATTAATCGCCATCACATAATCAAAAGGGTTCATTGTAGAATACGCCTCTTAGCAACTGCTGTATTCTGAAAATGTCCATAGCGATATCGTGTGCAGGGTTGTGAGCAATGAAGTCGCCTTCATTAACACCCTTAGGTATGAATGAGTTGTTGATATTAATACCATGACCAATTGCAATACCTTCAATCATAGTACGAGTATCACGAACATCCCAGAATCTGTAGGGTTCTGATACGCCTAGCATATTGCATATAGATGTAGTGAGAACAGGATCAAAAGTGTTGCCTCGCGTATAAACTGTTTGACCAGGTGTCATTGTTAAACGAAGAAACGTAGGCAGTTCTGTGATTGATACATCTGTTGACAGAGGTTTGAGTTGCGACATTGCCGCTTCTCCTTGCTTCTGCCACCACGCGAGTGTATTCTTATCTACAATACGTCCATACTTCTCGACCTGCTCTTTGACATCAAACTTCATTATCTTAGCAAGACCAACTAAGTCCATATAAGAGTATGGAGTATCAGAAAGAAACATATCTTCGTCAACTGTCATTGCCGCCACGTTCACTACAGGAGCGGTGTTCAAGTCAGTGCCTAATGTTTCATAATCATAAATATTAATCATTTTCAATACCATCCATTATCATAATCTATTTTATATAACTTTTTCACTCTAGCATAATCACTAGGAGTCATATTTCTTGTAATCAGTTCACTCGGTTCTAGTATCTTATAATAATCCATATAAGAAACTTGCTGTCTATTCTGTTCTGTTGTGGTACAAATATCTAATAGAATATCTTGAGTAGACCTATAGTCCGAGTTGTTCGAAATATTCTTATGAGTATACCATACTTTTCTATCATAGTCAATACCATAAAACGAAAGAATGTGTTTATACATCTCTTCAATATTATTTAAGTTATAGACATAATCATAATTACTACGCAAACCCATATACAAAGTCTGAGTCCAGAAATGCTGATTAAGAACTTTACCTGAATACAGATCATCAAGTAGTAGTTTCACGCTAGAATATGCATCATAATCTTTGTTGATCAGAGGTATATCTTCGGGTGATGCATAGTTGCTCTTTGCCTGTAATTGAAGCATTTCGACCGCAGACTTAAATCTCTCTATAGGATCTCGCGTGACCGCGAATCGTACACTATCATATCTAAAAGGAACATCAAATTGATTGCCATATTTCAGAACTTGAAGTTGTCGCCAAGACGATGCCCCTCCTCTCACATGCTGAAAGTCTATCTGTTCTTTTTGAAAAGGAATATTAGGTGCCACGACTTTCATAACCTGATGAAAGAATCCCTTTAAAGACGAGAATCCGTTCTTTGGGCATATTCTTATATCAATACCTTCGGGCAGATATAATATGTTATCCGGTGTAATTGCCATTAATTCATCTTCACGTTTGCCATAACCTCAGTCATACAAGCAACAATGTTTAACTCATGGTCTGCGACAAAGGCATTCTTATACTGATAATCAGCAAGAATTAACACTAACTGCGGAATAGAATCTGGGTCGACCTTATCAAACATCTTATCATATAACGAACGAAAGATAGATGATGCATCAACATCAATGTTATTGACGACCCAAGAGCGCATCTTCTTAAAGTCTTTTGTTTTTAGATGTTCGTATAGTTGATCAATCTGACTATCAGTACTACAATCAATAGCAATAGACTCTAATTGACCACCCATCGAGAAGCGTTGACACTCATTGATTACTCGTCTCCAATCAGGAGCATGTTTCATAATCATGTTAGCAATAAGTTTATCGTTATATGTAACACCTTCAGTATCAAGAATTGTCTTGAGTCGTTCCATGAACTGACCACACAATTGACCCATGTCTTTCTTAGATGTATTGAATTCATATACACCACAGCGAGAATGGATAGGTTCGATGATACGGTTCTTAAAGTTACAAGTTAAGATAAATCTACAGTTGTCAGCGAACTCTTCGATGAAACCGCGTAGTGCGGGTTGAGTTGATTGCGCATTAAGATAATCTGCCTCATCTAGGATAACAACTTTAACGTCACCGCCAAGAGATACCGAAGATGCAAATCTTCTAATCTTACCACGAAGTGTGTCGATGTTACCGTCTTCAGAACAGTTGACCACAATACAATCATAGTCAAGTTCTTTACATAGTGCCTTTGCTACAGTTGTTTTACCAAGACCAGCAGTACCAGTAAAAAGCATATTGGGCATCTCGCCGCCTTCTACGATTTTAAGGAATACATCTTTCAGTGATTTAGGAAGAATGGTGTCTTTAATTGTTTGTGGGCGATATCGCTCGGTCCAGATGAATTGGTCACTCATAATATTTGTATCTCTCAAAAGTTAAAATTGTATAATATAAAAAAATGTCTTGTCTACTATACGTAATTATACAGCAGACAAGACCAAAAGTCAAGCATTTAATTTCTTAAAATAAAAATCGCCCCAGTTCGGATTATAAGGCGGTATTTCTGCCGGCGGAATCTCGGAGTATCTTCGAAACTCTCTTGGATGATTATCTTTAAACTCGGATAGTATAAAGTCACCAGATTTCCAGAATACATCATCAGAATGATCCGGTGACGTAAAGAATACAAGTTCTTCAGATAATGGATACACGTACTTATCCATTGCATAACCTATCACACTATAATCTAATGTAAGTAATAGTGCAACTACTTCATTGTGCCTATTCGATATTTCAATCTTTATTACTGGATCGTTATTACTTAATAACTCTTTTGCTCCCTGCAATAAATTATATTCACATCCTTCAACATCAATCTTTATATAAGAAACATTGACAAAGTTAAATGAGTCTAATGTTCTAGTAACTACTGTAGTACTGCCGATCAGTTTACGATCTTCATTAACGACAGGAGGAACAAAGTCAAGATGATTTGTTCTTCCGTTTCCTTTATATACAACAAGAGATGCTGTAGCATTCTCGTCGCTTAATGCTAGTCGATGTGTGATAATATTATCATGATGCTTTAAATTTTCTCTAAGGCAAACATAATCTTCACCAGGTTCAAAGGAATGTATTTCTCCGAAGTCCTTTACATATGAAACTGATTCAATACCAGTACTAGCACCGCAATCCAAATAAACTTTATCGGGTCCGTAAATATCACCAAGATTCAGAGAATCAATAACAATTCTTGATTTTCCAAATGACGAAGTGATATTACGATGACCTTTGTCATTACCTCTAGTGAAGTAATCATGACCGAGAATATTCGCGATAGGCGTCAGCACAAAATCATTCTACCGCTTGTGCCTGAGCGTCTTCAACAATCTGTATCAATGCAATACACTGATCGCGTAACTGTCCAATAGTTGCTAGTTCTTCACCTTTAAAACCACCTCGTGCCGCAACTGTGTCGATTACTGCAACAGTTGATCGGGTGATACGATTAGCGAGGTCTGTCATTTCGTTAGTTGTTTTAATCATTACTATACTCCGTAAGTACTAGATTTTTCAAGGGCACACCAGTATTCGATGCCATTATCTTTGTTCACAAAATGTGAGATTAGTTTCTTAGAGATACCAACTTCATAATCACCATCAATCATTTTTAGATTAGAGATGTTAAAGATAAAGTTGAACTTCTCTTCAGCAAATACTCCATCAACATCAATAGAATATACGTTTGATGTACGATCATTGTTATCGATCACAGACAATGATACAACACCATCAGTTGCGGTCACTGACATTTCAGTATGACCAAGAACAGATGCCGCACGTTTGATACTTGATAGCGTAGCACTATCTAGTGTAAACTTAACTTCGGTCTCAGGCATAATAATGTCCTTCGAAGGAGTAGTTAGCATCTCAATGTCAGAGTAGAAGTACTTGATACGTGAGCGACCAGCACTATCTGTTACGAGAACATATGAGTCTTCGAACTTGAGTCGAGGAGAGTCTACCAGAGATAGAACACTCAGAAACTCACTGAGTTCATAGATGCCAAATGTCTTGGGGAATGTCACATCTAGTTCAACAGAACTTAGGACATTCTTTGCTTCTGATACAGTCTTGATTACATTGCCTTCAGTGATCACAATGTTTGGGTTGATAGTAGCATAGTTCTTGAGAACTTGCATTGTCTTTTCAGTTAATTCCATAATATATCTCAGTTGGTTTGTTTATGGGTGTATTATAACATAGAACTTTAGGGATGTCAAGCGACTTTACTAAAGTTTTTCTCTTTAATGAATTCAATCTTTGAATCAAAGTATTGCTCCAGGATTGCTCCTTTATGACTGATAACAAAGATGCTAGAATCACCATCCATACTATCAATTATCTTAGTTAGGTTATCCACACCATCAGCATCAAGAGACGAATCGAAAGTTTCATCTAGTATCAACAGATTAGTGGCAACACTGTTCTTCATCTTAGCGATCATACGCCAGGTAAATAGTAACGCCAGATCGATGCGTTGCTTCTCGCCCTCAGAGAAAGAATCATACGAGAACGAATCACGGTGACGCGAACGAATAGTTTCTTTGAAAGTGTCATCTAGGTCAAACGAGACATAGAAGTCCAGAATCTGGAGATACTGATTCGTTAGTTTATTAATGACAGGCAAGTACTGCTTAATGATTTTGGTTTTAATACCAGTATCTTTCAACAGTTCTGCTATAACAACACCGTATGATCCTTCATCAGCAATCACAATATGCTCATCATGTAGAACTTGCTTACTCGCTTCGAGTTCTGCTTTTGCCTCTAATGCTTCATCAATACTTGCTGTCTCTTCATCAATCTTAATAAGATCATTCTGAAGAACTGACATACGTTTCTGCCACTCGTTCACTTGAGCATTACTGATATGTACATCATTAATGGCAGAGACTAGTTGCCTGCTATGTGTCTCTACACTTCCACGTCTATCGTCGAGTTCGTTGATTTTGGTGGACGCTTGGGTTCTACCTTCTTCGAGTTCTTCTCCCTTAGTTCGTGCGTGTGCTGTTTTTGTTGATTTAAGGGATTCTTCGATGTCCTGGTCACAGGTTGGACAGATGTCATTACTTTCATAGAATTTAATTTCCTTTGCAAGTTCTTTCTGTTTAACCTGAAACTGATGGTCGTACTTCTCGAACTCTACTCTCTGCTTGTTTATCTTAGCAAGTTGCGACTTTACCATTGCAAGTTCATGCTCAAGATCAGCAGTATTAGTTGCTATACGTTCATCAATCTTCTCGCCCAACTCAGTAATCTCTACCTGCTTCTTCTCTTTCTGTTCGGAACTAAGTAGACGAAGTGTGTTTACATATCGTTCTTGGTTCTTAATCTTATCACGAATCAACTCTAACTGAACTTGATTAGTCCGACCCTTCTCACGTAGCACAGACATACGCTCTTTAAGAATACCATTCATCTTAGAGAATACGTTAATGTCAAGTAGGTCTTCGATCACATCTCGTCTATGTTGAGCAGGGAGTTGCATGAATGGAACAAATGAAGATGATCCAAGAACAACTATCTGGTGAAACGATTTGTGATTCAACTTCAGAATATTCTTCTCAAGTACTGATTGATACTCCTTGTTGTGACTGTCCTGATTGACCAGAACATTATCTTTCCATATCTCGAAAGTATTAGGTTTAATACCACGATGAATCTTATACTCACTTACACCAACAGAGAACTCTACTTCAACTTCAGTTCCTTTATTGTTGATAGAATTGATCAACTGATTCTTCGTGATACTCCGATGTGCCTTACCGAACAGTGCGAATGACAGAGCATCCAACATCGTAGACTTACCTGCACCGTTCTGACCTACTACAAGAGTAGACCTAGAACGATTCAGTTGGATCTCAGTGAAACTATCACCGGTCGATAAGAAATTCTTATATCTTAATGTTTTAAAAATAATCATACGATATCTAAGGTCTGTGCCTCAATCATTAATTGGTGAACTTCACTCTTGATCCGGTCTTTGTCTAAGACTGTATCTACAGCGTCTATGTAAGTATACAACAAATCCTCGGTAGAGTCAACATTTATTTTATCATCATCAACATCATTACCCATAAACTCTGAAAAGTTCTCTGCAATCTTCAGTTCATGTATCTGTTTCATCTGCAAACGATCCACAAACTTCTCGAACAATTTAGGTTTAGATTTGTTCACTACAACTAACTTAACATACTTATGGTCTACGTCAGGTAGTTCACCAATGCCATACTTGTAGTCTGCTTTCTCTACTGTATCATCATAGTATACACGTTCAAAGATACGTAGTGGATTATGTACAGGTGTCAGTTCACGAGTGTCTGTGTCCAGGACATGAAAGTACTTAGGATCATGCGCATCAGACCAGAAGAACTCGTACTGTGACCCAAGATAATGAATCGGTCCTTGCTGTGACTTAGTATGAAAATGACCAGATAGAACCATTTCGAATCTATCGAACGTCGATGATTTCATACCATGTACACAAGGAATGCCCGCTTGCATCTCAAACCCTTCTAACTCCAAGTGCGCACCTACATGAGATGCTTTACACGTAGCAAGAAACTCCATCGTGTGCTTTTCGTTATCTTGGTTTATCCACGGAACAAGTGCAAAATCAAGACCATCATAATTAACAACAGTAGGTTTTTCGATGATACGAACCTCTGCCATATAATGTCCGAGTAGTTCTTTTAGAGCATTCAGTTGATTCGTGTTCTTGTAGTACACATCGTGATTGCCAGGAATAATGTCCATGTGTATTTTATACTCACGGAGTTTCTCTAGGAATATCTTACGATTGTGTTCTAGTGCCTTAAAGTTAATGGTCTTTCTGTTCTCATAATAATCACCAAGATGCACAATCTTAGTAATCCCGTTCTCTTTCAGATATGGAAAGAACACATCACGATAGAATCTCTCTTGATAGTCCATAAAGACTTCAGAAGAATTTCGTACACCGCAATGCGTATCATTTAGGAAAGCAATCTTCAAACTCTAGTCCTCAAAATGATCTGATAAGTCCGAATCAACAGAGCGACTTCGACGTTTGCGCTTATTGTCTTTGGCATACTCTTTAATGAGTCTATCATTGGACTTAACATAGTCGATTCTACCACGCAATTCTTCGACAAATGCTTGGGTCTGCTGTTGTACTCCAGCGTCAAGCAATTCACTACTCACCATCTCTGACAAACCACTCTCTGACAGATAGCGAATCTTGATGTCTTGTTGCTTCTTCTCTTTCTCAATACGACGAAGAAATGCATACCAACTAATCTGTGTGAAGTATGCGAATGCATTAGGTTTACCAGTTCGTGTAGCAGTCTCCAGATTGTAGTTTTCAATTGCTTTGAGGCAGTTTTCTACAGCATCCATTACCATTTCTTCGCGATACGTATATCGGACGAAGTTAGATTTGTGTGATAGTCCTTCACATATCTTTAAAAAGCATTCCGCAATGTAGTTAGTGACGATTGGCGGTACTTCGCCTCTCGCTACTGCGGCATTCTTAGATGCAACATAGTCTACTACCGACTGTGAGAACAGAGCATTATTAACGTAATGTGGTTTCTCTTTCGGTTTTAGTTTCTTTGTTGGTTCTTTCATTATCTTTGCTTACTCGGGTTAGTTGTGGATTGGTATGTTCTTGTTAGGACCATTATACACTGCTTCGTTTTGATTGTCAACCACTCTCTGTCTTAAATCAGAAGAAGAGAATCTATGGGATCTTTCATTGAAGTAGATGTGCATACCGCGCTTGCGACAGAGGTCTCTGCCAGTGAACTCTTTGTCTTTGTACTCTTCGCCAAGTATACGCACATCTATATCGTACATAGAAAGAATGTCAAGAAGGTCACGCTCGGTGCTGTAGGGAACAATCTCGTCAACATACGAACACGCTTGAAGTTGCGTGTAGCGTTCAACGATGGTTTGGATGGGTGCGTTCTTTTCGGGGCGATCTAGTTGAGGGTCAACTTGAAGTCCTACTATAAGATATTCACATTGTTCTTTTGCGTTGCGGAGCATCTGTACGTGACCAGCATGTAGCAGATCGAATGCCGAGCAAGTGAAACCAATTTTCATTATATAATGCCATTTCGTTTAATATAGAGTCCATTATACACTATTAATGAACGATTGTCAAGAAGTAAAAATAATTAAAGAAAAAGGTTGACATCCTTTCTCATTTATAGTATAATGCACTTAGAATGTTTTTAATCATAAAAAAACTCTTTTGACACTCAGTGAACAATATCGTCATCTGTTGGATTAGACTTTAAGAAAGGAAACTGTACAACATTAGATCCGTCTTTGCTCATCACTCGTTTCATAGACTGTTCTAAGCGTCCTCTATTTTTATCTAAGTTTCTTTGGTACTCTGCTTCCGCTTCCGCAACTTCTTCGTCACGCTCAAAGGCAACAGCATTCATTTCTTCTACAGCATAAACATACTCAGAGGCAAGGTGCTTGCTAGGACGATTGCTCGTAATTACATGACTCATATTCATTACCATATATTCTTTCTCGCCCTCACAAAAATTGACAAAGGGGCGAAACATAAAGACACTCTCGCCAGACTCGTTCATTTGTCCGTTCACTATCTGCATAACATTCTTAATAATAATTTCATTAATAGCGGGGTCAGCAGGATCGTTCCACTCCAAAACTTCACAAACTATTTCATGACCACTACTTAACTTAAACTGAGCAAAATCTATTTCGTTCATTATATATCAACCTGTGTTATCTTATAGGGGAACTTCTCACTAGTATATATCTTTATTCTTTCTGCACTATGGCGAAGAGTAAAGTTTGCTTTCTTACCTATATGTAGATCATCTGCTATATCATATAATTTAGCAGTTGAACCATCATCACTCTGCCTTAACCCACGCCCGATAGACTGGAGTACACGTATCTGAGACTTGCTCGGAGACGCGAATATAATGTTGTGCAGATTTCGAATGTTAATACCAGTAGAAAAAGTGCCAAGAGAGGCAACAATGATACAATTATTATGCTTATCAACGATATTACGGATCTGCTCTCTATCTGCTGTCTTCGTCTCCCCACTAACATAGAATATCCTTTGTCCTTCTTTAAGTTTATCTTCTACTAAATCACGTAGAACTTTACCATGTCTATCAACCAAGTTGAATAGTACTAGCGTATTTCCTTTCTGACTGACAGCAAGGTTTGCAATAAAGTTATTGCGCTTCTCGTATGATACAATGAAATCAATCTCTTCTTGGTAAGTCCTGCCTTCGGTCAACTTACAAAACTCTTCGGCATACTTCAGTAGTATGATATCAATATCCAGTTTTGCTAATGTCTCATTTTCTTGTAGTGCGTGTGTAGTAGTAACACGATGTACTGGACCAAATAGTCCCTCTAGTACTAACTTATGTACTTGAGTACCGTCGAGTGTACCTGTTGTTCCCCACCTGTACTCAGCATTCTTTGCTTTGTTCATAATAGATGATAAAGACTTCGACTTGAATCCATGTACTTCATCACCAAAGATAGCACCATAGTCTTCAAACCAAACTGGGTGTAACTTATAGATGGACTGCCATGTTGTGACAACAATACGCTTATCAGTCTCTTTATCTTTACCAGAGTAAATCTTATGTACTTCGTTATCTACATCCATTCCGTATGATTTAAAGTCAGCATACATCTGCTCAACAAGAGAAGTTGTCGGAACAATAACAAGAATCTTCTTATCATGATTCACCATGTACCATTGCATTAGCAGATAGATGATAAAGGATTTACCAGAACCAGTCGGTGATATTAGAATGCATCGCTTATATGTGATTGCATGTGTTATAGCATCATACTGATAGTCGCGAGGTTTGAATGGAATACCTAAAGTATCCATCCAATTCATGGTCTCTACGTGATTGACTTTGTTAGTTTCGTACGGGAAACCGTAAGGACCTTCGTCCACCTTGATGCCATACCCACGTTGCATAGCAAACTTCTTTATAGCATAGTATAACCCTGCATTGATCTGTCCTGTGTTACGATCCAGCATTCTTATCTTGCCGTCCCACAACCGCTTCTTTACAGCGGGCATGAACTTCGCGCCAGGAACTTCAAATGTAAAGTGTTCACTCAATTCATGGACCACATCAGGGTCACACTCCACCAATTGGAGCATCGAGTAATCTTTCATTTTCAGGGTTATTGTTTGCATTTAGAATCCTGCTTCAAATTGCTTCCATCGTATCATATTTCCGATTGTCTGGTGTCGCCACTTAATGTTCTCGACGATTTCTTTCAACACATCGATTAGTTCTTTTATATATGTGATCCTTGCTTCGCTCTTCATGATCTCGGGATCAGAGTTATAGTAGTAATCCATTTCCCCTTTAAGAATCTTCAGACCATCAAAGGGATCAGGATTCCATCCCTTCTTCTCGATCACTTCACGAGACATCTTACCTTGGTAATATAACCACTTATCTTTAAGTAGTAATTTCTGCTTGAACTCCACATCCTTTAACTTCAGGCGCGAGTCAGAGAGTAATGTTAGATACTTAGCATGGAGACGTGGTGTCTCCTGGGAACTAACGTCTAATTGGTTAAACTCAATTTCACAGTCTTTCGTCCATTCTTGTAGAACAGTTTGTAAATCCATAATATTTCACCTTAAAAAATGTAGTTATTAACTACACTATTGTATCATACAAAATCAAAATAGTCAAACTTAAACGATATAGGGAACGTAATAAACTGCCCATCGCTAGTTGAAGCAAAAGTAATGTCACCTAATGATATAGGAAATGAGTTGACATACTTCAGTTCTCTTGCAACATTATTGCCGCTAGTCAGCACTGCTACTCTAATATCACAGTAGTGTGCAATGTCTTGGATCGCACCACCCGCCAGAAGTCTACCAGTATTAGGTCTGTGTGGCGTTTCAACCATTCTTTCCATCCACTGAAACAATTCTTCGTAGACATTCATTTTCTCATCCATTAGAATATCCATGGACAATGTGCCGAATGCAACTGTATCGCCCGTCAATGCAACAGACGCTCTACGATACGGCACATCAACAGCATTCATCTCCATAGAGGGATGCATCACTTGCTGTGCGTAGAATTGTAAATTAGGAAAGTTCTCACGAGATACTGTGATCTTAAATCCAGTTGGTGCGAGATAGTTAGTATCGCATGTAAAGTCTGCCATTGTTTCTTACTCCAGTTTATACAGATATTTATACAAGTTTTAACTCAGTATCCACCAGTCTTAAACCAACCCTTTCCTTTAAGATGAAATCCACCACCACCAGCAACAAAGACTTTCTTTAGTTCTTCTTCTTTACATTTAGGACAAGTAGTCAATGGATCGTCTGACATTTTTTGCATCACTTCTAATTTGTTTTCACACTTCTTACATTCATAATTGTATGTAGGCATCACGTTTCTCAGAGTTTAATTATAGAACTATTTAGCAGACAAAAAAAACCCCTCCGTGAGGAGGGGTATAAAGATTAAAACAAGTTTCTTATTATTATCTTTTCTACTACAGTCTTATGCGAGGATGTTGTCTACGCGGAAGATACGGTAGTATTGGTTGGTACGAGCGGCAGCAAGTCCGTCTTGAGCACCAGCAGTTCCAGCATATGGGTTAGATACCATACCATAACGAGTCTTGAACCCGATACGTGGTTGGAAATCATTCTCGCCAACTGCGCGAACCATTTGTAAAGGAACATATGGGCAGTAGAAGATACCAGCGTCATATGGGTTAGTGCCTTTATAACCAACAGTAACGTAGTCACCAGTGGCGTAGGGATCGATGAACACTTTAGTGCGACCGTTAAGAACACCAGCAAAAGTATTACCAGTATCATCTACGTTCAAGTTAGCAGAGATAGCAGGTGAATAATCAAGCATACCGGCAGCAACAAGGGCAGTAGCAACATCTGAAGAACAGATTACTACGTTACCTTTACCGCGACGAGTGTCTTTGGCGATTTGGTTGCTTTCGCGTTCGATTTGAACTAACAAACCTTTGAACTTCTCTACGCTCCAACGACCGTCTGCATCAGTTGACAAGTCAAAGATACCTTGAGTCTGGACGTTAGAAGTAAGACAACCGATCTTCGCTTGACTGTTGATAGTACGAACGATTTCGCGGTTGATCTCAGCAAGAATCTCAGTAGACAAGATGTTTGCAAGTTCAGTTTCAGCATCCAAACCGTGGATTGCTTTAAGATCCTGAGCAAGTTCAAGCGAGTATTCTGCTTTCAATGCACGAGACTTAGCGGTTACAGTTGCTTTCTCGATTGAGAAACCCATTTCAGCGAATGCAGAACCAGTGTTGCCAAGTGCTTCAGCATCAGCAGTAGGCATAGCGCCGCCAACTTTTGGTACATAAGTAGCGCCAGAATCAGCAATGCTTGAGTCAACGTCAGTATCAGTTGCGCCAACTAGACCAGAAGAACCACGGCCATCAGTAGTAGCAGAAGAGTCGCCGGAATAACCAGTTACTGCTTCGTTGTACAATGCTTCGTCACCAGCAGTAGCACCGGCACGAGTAGTCTTGTAGTTGCTCTTCATAGCGAAGATCAAACCAGTAGGACCAGTCATAGGTTGAACACCAGCAAGATCGTATGCCATCAAGTTAGGCATTGCACGACGAACGAGTGCAATCAATACTGGATTCCAGTTAGCAGTACCAGTTACAGAGGCGTTGCTGTTACCTGGAGTTTCATTAAGCATGTTGCTTTCTTCGAGGAATGCTTTCTCTTGGTTCTCAAGGATAGCGGCGGTTACTGCTTTACGGTGATGATCGGTGATGGCGCCGGCAGAACTTTCATTCAGCACTGGACTCCACTTCTCAATTAGTTTATCGTATGATTGTTGCATTTGGTTAATACTCCTAGTATTTACTTATTAGATTTTTTGATTGCGGTAAGGTACTGTTCCATCACTGACCCAGGTACAGGTCCAGTTTCTTCAGCAGACCAGTCTTCATTGATATCTTCTACAATAGTTGCTACGTCTTTCTTAAAGTAGGACTCTTTAACAGTCTTTACTTTATGTGCGAAAGATTCAGCATCTTCGAAGTCGAGTGATTCAACTAGACCTTTTAACTTCTCAACCTGAGTGTCAGCAAGATCGCCAGCAGATTCACGAATGATCGCGTCACGCTGAAGTCTTTCTAATTTCTCAGACATTTCAATGGCAGAACCAGTTTGAGCATTAAGTTTCTCTTCTAATTCTGAAACTTGCTCCGCTAGTTCATCAACAAGATTCACTTTGGATTCAGGTACTTCGATGTAAGATTCGATGAACAAGTCTTTCAGACTGCCCATAAAGTTCTCAGCGATTTCAGTACGCAGACCAGATTCAACAGCAATCTGATTTTCTTTCATCCAGTTCTCAACTACATAGTTAAGATATGAATCAACTTTCTCAACTAGGTCACTTCGAGTTGCCTCAAGTTCTTCGTCAAGTCGTGATTGGTATTCATCTTCAATTCTTTCAATTTCTTCTGAAAGTTTTGAACGAATAGCAGTATCAAAGATTACAGCAGTTTTCGCTTTAAACTCATCTGATAAAGTTTGCTCTGATTCAACAAGGTCATTCAATTCGTCAGTTACAGAGAATTCAGGCAGTTCAACTGCGTCTGAAACTTCCATATCATCAAATTCTTCTGACATCTTGGTGTATGCAGCATTTAGATCCGCTTTCTTCATAGAAGATAACTTACCATACATTGCATTCAGCAAACCTGCTTTAGTCTTTGGTGCAGGATCTTGTTTAGTATTGTCGCCCTTACGTGCTGGCGCTTTAGACTTAACTCCATCTTCTGCTTTATCTACGGACGCGATTGCGTCTGCTTCGGTGCCTACTGGCATCATTTGAGTACTTCCTTCCTCGATTGAGTTATCCTCATCAACAGGAAGTACAATTTTCATATCTTCCGACATGTTTGACTCCTTAATAGTTCGATTTGAGTAACGAGAGGAAATTTTTGTACTCACGAATCTGCGTCTCGTAGAGATGCTTTTTCGGAGCAGTTCTTATTTCTGTCTCCATATTTTCAATTACTTGAGAAGAGAGGATACCATTGTTCCATACCCAGTCAACGCCTTCCATGATACCATTAACAAATGCTGATGGTGCCGATGGATCTTGTACGATATCGACTGTATTTAACATATAGTCATCTTTAACGTACATAACGCCATTTCTATTCTCAAGACTACCCATACCACGAGTTGACACGCCTAGTTGAACGCCACCTTCGAGAAGACCTTTTACAATCCTACCCATCGGAGTATCCAATATTTGTGCTTTTCCAACAACATCATTACCTTCCCATTGAAGGTCAGTAATGAGATGTGAAACTTTATCAAGATTTACAGTCGGACCTTCGGGATGATTCAACTCACCAACCGCTCGCTTCTGACTTACTTGTTCTTTGACGTATTTATCTACAGCACGTTCCATAATCTGCTTAGGGTAAATACGACCATTTCTATTCTTTTGCTCTGCCGACATAAAGATGCCTTCAATGACAAACTTCTTCTCACCTTGTGCATTCTTTTCGACAATGCATTGCACATCATTCTCTGTGTATTCAGTGATCAGTTTCATTACATTTCCTTGGCAAATGCTACGCCCATCTTTTCCGCTTCTTTCTGCGAACGATAGGTGTCGAGTTTTTCACCATCAATGAAGACAGTAAATCCTTTGGCATCTTTGTGAATCATTACTTTCACTTTGCCAACTTTCGTATCGAAGACATGTTCGCCAGCAGGCATCTTAGTCTTCGCTTCTCTAATTTCTTTGAATGATATCATTTAAACTGTTCCAAATCTATGACAAACATATTGAAAGCACCAAATATCTTTGTTCTATTCTTGCTTATAGACAGTAGGTATGCCCACTGTGCTTTTGTCCAATTAGTATCTGCTTCAATAATAATGGCGCTTTTAGCATAAGGTGTAAACTTAGTCAAAACTTCTTGGATCCTTTCTTTGCCTGAAGTCTTATAGACTGGAAAGAATCTTTGAAGCAATACATAATCATAAAATGTTTCACAATCACGTATCTTGAAATCATCTGCTAGTACATCTGTGCATAGATAATCAACAGGCACTTCCCACGATTCTCTTACACACTTAAAGTGGTCAACTTGCTCTTCCCACTCTACTGTTGATATATGTAACTTCTTACCAAGTCGATTATTAACAAACTCAAGAAACGCAGGTCCTATACCAATATCTAAGTATATCCCACCTCTATCAAATGTCAGTAACCTCTTATATAGTAATTCATTAAACTTAATCTGGTTACGCATGTTCTTAGCATTCATGTACTGCACTGTGCTAAGATGCATAGGAACCGCGAACAGTTCCTTATGCTTCATTACGTAGTAAAGATGATCCTCTGATGCCTGATCAATGATCGCTTCAAATTTTTTGTCTACTAGCATTTATTTATACTTATTAGTATTTATACTTCAGAGTCGTCGAGGTCTTCATCTTCTTCATCTTCATCTTCTTCAATGTCATCCTCAGCATCGTCACCCGCATCTGCCCACATATCTGCTTGCGAATTAAAGATTTGATCTGCAATTCTAATCTTCGCCTGATCAAGTGTATCTGACAGTCTCTCGCCAACTAAGTCATTAAACTGTGTCTCTGCCGCATTAAAGTCCTGCGCTTGTATAGCATCAATTAAATCAGCGATAGGTTGTGAACCAGTCTCAATAGGTTCTGCTTGTATCTCATCAATAATCACGTTTTCATCTGACATCATATTCTCCAAAATTTATCGTTACTTTTCTTGTGTAGTATCTATGTCTTTCTTAACTGGCGCTTTAGGTGCGGCAACTGGTGCAGTAGGAGCAGGTGCTTTAGGTGCTGGTTCTTCTTTCTCATCTTCAGCACCAGGAGTCCTGTCTACAATCTCATCGTCAGAGATTTCTTTAGCAATGTCCTTCTTCATGTCTTTCATATCATCTTCGCTTAACTGAAGAACATTACGCATGACCCAATCTTTAGAGAAGTATTCACCAACGTACTGTGTTACTTCATTCATTAGACCAACACGCTCTCGAAGAATCTCCATCTCTTTAAGTTCGGTGAAATAGTTGTCCTTCATGAAATCTACATAGATGTCATCTTTCCACTCTTCCCAATCTTGCTCAGTAATAATACCCTTGAGTAATAACTGCTTGCGCAAGATGTTCATGAACAGAGCAGAGAATCTACGTCTCAAGCGATCAATGAACTTTTGGAACTTAACTTCGTCTCGTGAAATCTCAGTACTACGACCTAGTGAGAACTGTGCCTCTTGCTCTAATCGACTGACAGGTACATTCAGTGAACGATACAAACGCTTCTGAAAGTAGATAACATCATCAATCTGTCCAAGATTCTCGCCGCCAGGCAGTGTACTAATCTCAGTACCACGCCCGCCTTCTCTACGTGGCAACCAGAAATCTTCGAGCATAGACATATGCTTACGGTCATCTTTCATCTGACCAGTATCAGCATCATATACTAACTTGTTACGATACTGTGTCATAATGTCTTTCATGTATTGATCTGCCTTACCACGAGGTAAGTTACCAACATCAATATAAAAGATTCGACGTTCTGGTGCGCGAGCAAGTCTATAGATTACTAGACTATCTTCCATCATGCGCAACTGATTAATGGGTTTTAATGCTTTGTGAAGATAAGATACTACCTTCTTTTTAGATTCGTCAAGTAGACCCGAAGTAACATATGCAATTGAGTCAGTCGCTAGTTTAACACCACTACTCTGATTGCCTGGTTTGTCTTCGTATACGTAGTACTCATCGATGCTATCAACAAGTTTAACGCCAGTTCTGGGATCTTTCTTGTATTTAATTTCTTTAACTTTGCGCACTTTTGCGCTATCGATGTTACGTATCTCTTGGATGCCCGCTTTCATGTTGCTTTCATTAACAAGCAAATGATAGTACAGTCTACCGTCTACGTAGAACGATCTGAATATATCGTGACCCAGTTCATTGAACTTGAGCATTGCAACAATGCTGTCAAACTCATCTCGAATCAAATCTTTAATCTTATCTGATGCTTCAATATCATCAAGAGCAATCTCGACGGATGAAGAATTTTCTGAAGAAGAGATACCTTCATTTACAATCTCTTCAATTGCCATGTCTACTTCGGGATGCATTGCAACACCTCGATAGCGCATGATTAATTGTGCATTATCTTTAGACTGGTCGCCTTCCATGTTTACGTACTGACCAAAGTGACCAGCAGTAGCAGTTACATAACCTGCACCGTCATTGTCTGTTGGAGGCACGACAGATGGCAACTTCTCTTTATTAGAAGTCGCTTTGCCTGCTCTTTTGATTTCGAATCCAAAGAGTTTTAATGCGTTGTTGTCTTGGTCTGCCATATTCTTTCCTAGTAAATAATAATGAGGGAGCACCGAAGCACTCCCTATTATTTAGTACGGTCTTAACTAGTAGTATTTGATTCCCAATACTGATATGAGAACGTCACATCAAAGGTTTCAACTTCGTCACGAGTATCATAACTCAGAGCGATTGGTCCTACAAGTGTTGGGAAAGCACCTCTGAACTGATAACGCTTTAGTACGTCAGAGTTACGATCCAACTGATCAACAATTAAGTCTGCTTGATAATCGACAGGATTAATTAAACCAGTGTTAGATTGGTGTGCATTGATACCGTTCATCCAACGCTCGAAAGCATCACGAACATCGAAATCAGTATCGTTAATAATGGTTACTGTCCAATCTTCGAATGTACGATCACCAGCAATCTTCATCTCACGACCACGGAATGGTACCAAAAGAGGTGCCATCTGTGATTGTGGCAACTGTGCTGATTTGCAAAGGAATGACGTAAGTTCTACGTTACCCCCAGCATATGCCGGAAAGTTAAGGGTTGTCTTAAACAGGTTGGGGCGAGCACCGCCACCTCTGAGTTTCGATTTAAAATCATCTACGCCTAAAATTGCCATTGTCTATTCTCCCTTATACCAGACCGACTACTTCATCGAAATCAACACCGGTTCTAACTGCTACGAAGTTCAAAGATACGTAGTTGATAGATCGTGCTGGTTTGATAAAGACAGTAGCGATAAATTGATTATTGTCAATCACTGATGCTGTGTTGTTTGTTTCGTCACATACAACTCTAAAATCAGTAATGCCTCTACGACCCTTAATCTCTCTCAAGAAAGGTTCGACTATGTTTACGAACTCAGCACGAGTGAACTCATCATTGAATTCAAACATTACGTTCTGTGCTGCCGCTTTGATTGCACGTTCTACGCCTAAGAACAGACGACGGACGTTGATACGATCAAATGCAGATGGACGACCTAGTTTAGTCTTATCGCCATACAGAAGAATACCTTGTCCTGGCAGATTAACGATTGGGTTAACGCCTGCTTTGTACAGAGTATCACGCTGTGCTTTAGTTGCTGAGTATGCAAGATTAGTTACGCCATAGTACTGACCACGGCGACTGCCTGCAGGAGAGAACCAAGGTGCCGCAACATCATCAGTCAATGCCATTACACCAGCAGTCGATGCTGCCGCGGCAATATAAACATACTGATCATTATACTTGTCATACACTTTAAGATAGTTGTTATCAACAATCAAGTAAGAAGATGCAGGAAACAAGTTAGCAGTAGCGACAGTGTTTGTTACTATAGCACTAGGTGCTACACCGACAACATCAGCACGTGCAGGAGATGTTACAACAACACAATCTTTACGTGCAGTAGCAATGCTTACAAGATTACTTACAACTGTTACTTGATCCGCTGAAAGTTGCGCACCAGGAGCAATGAGAAAGTCAACTTGAATAGTATCAACATCTTCGAACAAACTGAATCCAGAGAGATATTCAGCAGTAGTGAATGTTCCACTGTTTGCACCGCCAGAAAGAATGGTGGTATCGATAGCAGTCTTAGTGCCAGTGCCATTAACGGCAGCAGTAAATAATACTGAAGTGGTAGTAGTTGCAACTTCGTCGGGCAGACTTACACATCGTACAAACTCAGAACCGGCATTGACTACATCGACGGCATAGTTAGATGCGCCTTCAGGAGTTCTAGCATCAGTTGCTACAGATACGTATGGGAATGCTTCAAGAACAGTGCCAGGAGTGCCTGAGAATTGACCAGTACGATCAATAACTGCAATGTGAATTTCGTCAAAAGCAACATCACCAGAAGCAGATAAACCTGCTACATGAGATGAAGTACCTGGACGTCCATCGAAAGATGCTTTGTATGCCCAAGTAGCGAATAAATCAGTAGTTGCGCGAGGACAAATCTGAACGTCGATTGAGTTTCCAACAACACCAGCGTGTTTGCCAACGAACGTATGTCCGCCTGCACTTAACCCTGATTTAGTATTCAAGAAAGCATCATCGTTCTTGATTGTAGGTGCGCTTGCGCCTCCATCACTGTCATATGAGTTAACTGCGGTAGCAGTAGCATCACGAACAACATAGAGATCGGTAGAATATTTTAGAAAAGAACTTGCTGTCAAGTAATCGACAACAGAACTATCGTTTGTTAATGTAGGAGATCCGAATACACCTACCAATTGAGATTCATTTGAAATCTTTGTTGGTACGCCTATAGGTCCCCAGTTAAAGTCGCCAACAATTGCACCAGTAGAAGAAGTGACAGCAGGAACAACACCTGATAAGTCAAACTCTTTTACTGTAATGTTGGGAGACTCTGATGGTATAAATGCCATGGTCTTGTCCTTTATTAGTTAAACATATGATAAGAATTCATAATACGGTTGTATATCAATGTTTTATTTATACATACTGTTATTTTCAATATGTATCATTACCCCACGTTGCCCATTGCTGGTGTTTATCATTCTCTGACTGTTCAATACGATCTATTTCAGCACTGCCGTCATCAATAAAACCGAAGGGCACGATATCATCTTCGATCTGTCTTACTTGATTTTCGAACATCATCTGCTTTAAATTGATATCTGTCATGTCTGCGAAGAACTGTGTGGATACAAAGTAACCAAACATCACTAGATTCATCATCAAGTCATCGTGATTACCATCTGATGCTTCATAAGATTGTCCCTGTGCTGTAAACGTGGACATCTCAAAGATAGTATTCTCATCGACGATTTCTAACTTGTTCTCTTCAAGAATATCTTTGATAGCAGAACAACCTAGTCGCTTCGACTTACGGGTTATTTCAACACCAATTCGATTTGCTTTAGTAGCAGATTCGACATGGACATTCTCGTACTCTAAGTCGTGATACAGACCTTGACACACTACAGTGCCTTGATCGTTTGACTCGACTATAACATACGCTTCATTGTAGACTTTCGCATATTTATATATAATGTCAGGGAAGAGTAATGGAGAGATATTGTTGTTGCGATATACACATACCTGTTGAAAAGGTCTTGTAGTAATATCGATTAATGTAAATGTAGAATAATCCTGACCTCTTCCCTTACTCACATCACAAGTCATGATATATTCGTGACTTTGTACAGGTTCTTTATATACGAGGCAATCACCGCCTTCTAGTATCTGTATAGGATTAATTGCTCTCAAGTCTAATAGACAACCAGCATTAATCAGCGTATCACCTGTTCCGAAGAAGGTGTTACCAAACTCTTGATCGAACTGCAACTGCGAAGTGTTCGCAATAGTCTGTCGCTTCCACTCTTCGTCTCGTCCAGGTACATCCCACCAGTTTACGGTGAATGGTTTATATTCATTAACTTTCTGAGTTGCACCCTGCCATATCTTGTGATATGTATTACCTATTCCGTTGGCGGTTGAGGTGATGATAACTTTTGTATCTTTGCCCGCAGAGACAACTGGATACGTTGAAGTATAGAACTCAGCAGCGCGTTCAACGAAAGCAAACTCATCGAGAAACAACAGATTAACAGACATACCCCGAATAGAAGACCCACTAGTAGCAGCGGCAATAATTCGACTATTATTAGAAAATTCAATAGAACCTTTATTGAGTGCTTTACAACCTGGTTGCAGAAAGAACGGTAGATTCTCAAGAGCAAGTGTAATACGCTGTAGCATTTCACGAGAGGTTGCTCCTTTGTTCGCTAGAACAGCAATCGTTTTCTCTGGATGAAAGAGCGCATACCATAAAAGGTATACAACAGATGATATAGATTTGCCTGACTGTCTACAAGCAAGCACGATAGTGAATCTGTGTGCACCAAAGTGATCAAACATATTTTCTTGATAATCATATAGATTAAAGTTTACAAGACCTTCATCTAATGATATAATCTTAATGTAAGTACGAGCAAAGTAAGCAGGATCATTACTGCACTTCGCGTACTCCATGACTTCCCACTCAGTCCATTGTTGTAATACGCCGTCACGTTTTACATTAGGATTACCGAGATAGGATGTGCCGCTATTGAGGTTCGTCTGGAACGACATTAATTACCTTTTGCTCTTCGGCATTCTTAATCAGCATTCGCTGTAAGTCTGTTGTACTGCCAATGAATACATTATTATTAGTAACAGTACTAGGTGCGTCTAAAGCGGGTTTAGTAGTTGCGGTGACTTCCTTATACTTCTTATTCAAGTCCATCAACTTATCATTAACATCAGATATGTTTTTAATCATGCCAGAAAGAACTTCGAATGCCCGAGGATGTTCACTCTCACGAGCAACTTCAATCATCAACTCTAAAGACTCACGACCTTTCTCAATCAGATCGTTGTATGTGTCACGAGAGGTGTTATAGTCTGCATCAATGTTATCATGTTCTGCCATATATTATCTCTTTCGCTCAGACATTTGTTGTGCCCAAGTCAATTCTTCGATGAGTCGATTATACCACGCTATGTCATATGTATCTGTATTCTTATCTCGCTCTTCAGCAAGTTGTTCAATACGGACATCGACATATTTCTGCTTGGCGATACTCAATTCTTCGTTTGCTTTATCCCAGAATTTCTTATCTATTTCAGTTGTATCAAGTTGGAACGACATCTCTGCTTTCATATCCTTTTACCATCACCGGTACACCGGTAGTACCATTAAATACAACACCCCAAACAAGAACACGAGTAGCATCAACACCTTCGGGTATCGGATAATCTAAATCATGTTCAGTACAATATGCTTGCACATCTTGCCAATACGCATCGAAAAACATATCGTTCATGTTATCTATAATGCCATCTTCGTTGTGTATTCTAGCATAATATACACTACGTTGGTCACTCACCTCGGGAGGATAGGTGACTGAAGGTATTCTATTTCGGTGAACAATCTTCATTGACACAGTGTCATCATCAAGGTTAAACTTGTAACCGAACCAAGGCATCAACATTGTATATACGTTTAAGTCTACATTGTATCTTGAATGTGGAGGTCGTCTATGTACGTATTGATT